TACATTTTAATAGGGATACTGGTGTGGATTGTGTCGCTAATCCTGATTTATTATGTCTTCCAGAATATGCAGCGTTAAGTGCTGGATGGTTTTGGTCTAGACTTGGTCTTAATGCACTAGCTGACACTAGTCAAATAGAAGCTATTACTAAGAAGATTAATGGTGGTGTAATAGGATTAGATGACCGTATTGCTCGGTGCAACAAAGCCTTACAAGTGCTAACAAGTTAAGACGGCACGAGGGTATCAAGAACCTAGTGATTTTCCGTCTTTCTATCTAGGGCATCAACGAATTGGCAGGCGAGTTTGTAACCCCTCACCAATAAAAAGACCCTGCACGAAGCAGGGCCACCAAGTACAACTACCGAGAAACTTATAAAGTAGGTTCAGGATAATTAGGAGGAGCAACTTCCCTAAACAAAGGAAGAGTCTGTAGCTCTAATAACCTGTCATTGAATGTCTGCACGTGATTCTTCACCTGATCATTCCAAATAGTCATAAATTGAATATCATCTAATTCATTGAAGGATGGAGCAGCAGCTAAGAATGGCTCTGTAGCCATAACTTGTAACATGTCTGCCATATTCAATATATCAAACAATCTCTTCATTCCAATACCATAATCTTCTTTAGTAATCATATCTTTCTCACTTAACAGGACATACACCACCAGCACATTCTAGATCACCTTCAAAGGAAGCATCTTCCACTTTGGTAATCAGTCTTGTACTAGCAACTAGGGCATCATAGACTTCTTTAGTAATCTCTTCTAATGGAGCCTGTTTGAAACCATGCTCATTGTGAAGTAAGAACGAAAGTGACTTATGATTGTTCTTGTAATTCTTAGCCAAGTACTTCTTAATCTCTGGCAACTCTTCCTTACGGTAATACACAGTACAGCTAACGCTATTGTCTGACCAATTCTCTTGCAACCACTTAACTACTTCTAGTTGGTCAATAGCAGTCATCTCTGCAGCAATCTTTGTACCTTCAGGATAAGCAAAAGGGAATGAAACTACCATTGTGCTATGGTCATCAGTACCATCAAAGTTACGTTGAAACTCTACAGGATATCCATGTTCACGACATACTTGCACTAAGCTATGATCTGCAGCAATACGAATACGTCTAATCATATAGTGACTGTAAGCAGGATGGCAACCTGAAGTCACACCTGGTAGCAACGATAGAGTTCCTGAAGGCTTAACTGTAGTCAACTTAATAGACTCAGGGAAGCCATGCTTAGCAGAGTACTCTTTATCAAAAGAACGTAGCTCTGTATAAGCGTCATTTAACCAGCTACGTTGTACATCAGAAGCCTGTAGAACGCCAGTAACCCCAATACCCATACGCATGTTCTTATGAACGACATCGGCTGTTTCCTGCAGATGACAAGGCAAAGATAAGCTATGCTTATTAATGCGATATAGTAACTTACAGACATCAATGAATTCTTTCTTAGATTCAATGTTAGATAAATATACTTCAGCTAAACAGCAAGTTTCGTAAGCAGCAAGAGATTGCTCAGCACAAGGATTGTACCCCATAACGTCAGGGTCAGGATAGTTAGTATCACCAAGCCTGCCGATTTTTCTGCTAAGGCGGAGATTGATAAGTCCATAGGGTTCACCTTTTCCTTCGTAGCCATCCCAAAAATATTCATGCAAATCTTTAATGTCATTGCACACAACGGAATTATTAGACATAGCACGCCAGCTTGGTATGTTACCCATATCCCAACGCTTTGCCAAAAGGTACTCAACATCGTCTGCATCTCCAATAGCGATCTGTGCTGATCTACGTACATTACCTGCTACGACGATTGCACCAATAATATTCATAATGTCCAAGCAGTCAATAGGACGTAGCTTCTTGCCTGCACGTTTCTCAAGGATGGTACTTACCTTAGCAATACCTTCACAAAGGTCTTCAGGGCCTGATGCAGTGCCTCCAAAGCCCTTAATAACAGCACCTCTACCACGCACTAATACAGTGCTGTAAGTGAAGGTAGGTTCTTTAACACTTAAGAACGCTGCTTTGAGCGTTTTGCCAAGGAGACTGACCCAGCCTTCCCTCGAATCAGGCACAATAAAATCCGCATCATTAGAATCCACACGAGTAGGGGCAGTAAAATTAATATTGACTTCAGGAAGTTTATCAACGTTTTTCCTTTGAATGTTATAACCAACGCCAGAACCTAACATTAATAGATCCATAGCCCAAGTAAAGGGACGAACAGGCTCATCAATTACAGTAAAGGCACAGTTCTGTAATGAAGCTAAACCTAGCTTGCCTACAGTGTCTGTTCCTAACTGCCAAAGGAAACGACCTGCTACAGTTCCCTTTAATTCTGTTAAATACTTACGTAAACGCTCTTGCTCTGCTTCGGTAAAGTTACAACCTAGTTGGTCGTTTGTCGCTTTAATAACTCTTTCTACTGTCTGTGGAAACTCTTCTGTCTTGCTAGTAATGTCTGCCTCGTCTAAGCGACGTGCATAAGTTCTTTTGTAGGTAATGTATCCTACTGTGCTAAACGGTGTGTTGTACATCTTTATCCTTAGTGTCGTGTGTTTTTCTTATACTTTTCTGCCATCATTGCATCTGCCATTTTATAGCAAAACTCTGCCATAAACTCACAGTACTCATTGTCATCAGTCGCAGGCACACCTGCTGCAGAGATTGCTCCTGAGAGTACTGAGGTAGCGAAGAAGTCTCGCAGGCCAGGGATCTCGTCTTTAATTGGTGGACCCATATCGTGTAATGGTTTTTTAGTTGTCATCATCGTCCTTTAGTAGTTGTTCAAGTAAATCTGCTTTATCTTCTATAACATCTAGAAATCTTTCACAGATATCCTCGGTAGTTAAACCAAGAATATCTGCCACATCCATTTCGTCTAATTGCTTTAGACGATAGATTATATCACTTAGAGTCAAGCTCATCAATCATCCTTTGGATATACCACATTGCTTTCTTTAAATCTTCAGTACCGTTCTTGTGTCTCCATCGCCATAGATACTTAATAGCGTTGCCTGTACACATTGCTTCCATACCCTCTAAATGCTTTACTACTTCTTCAATAGCATCAATACATTCGATACTGCCTTGAGTGTAATGACTAGGAGAGTTTACCATATCCTTCGTAGCACCTGGTGGATAATAGCAGTCAGTAGGGCCTGCTCCGTAGATTGGTAGTTGGCACGAAACACATAGAGTATGGAAGTCTCCATGTAAAAGGCAATGACCCATTATGATAGCCCTTTCACTTCAACGGATGGTTTGACTGCTTTTGTACCCTGAGACCAGCTTCCGCAATCGCTGCACTGATACCGTTGATACCTTCCAGTAGCCGAGATAGCAGTGCCACGCTTTTGTAATCTATTCCCAGAACAGGTGGGGCACACACGATTATCGGTATAAAGATTATGATTAGGATGAGATTTGATCCATGGAAGAAGACGGCAATAAAGAGATTCAAGCAAAACGACATCTTGAATGTTATACGATTCCATACGCTTCCAAGCATCTTTATCTCCATTCATACACTTGACCCATAGATCGTGGCCTTCGTGTTCTTGCTTTTTACCTAGTCCTAGCCGTTGAGCAACATAGTCCAGTTTGTTACTAGGAAAACGAAACTGGCTGCGAGCAACACGTAAAAGATCAATCTGTTTATAAGGCGATGGTGGAGCATAATTATGTAGTAAGAATTCCTTGTTAAGAGTAGGAATATCAAACTTAGTACCATTATAATGAATGACTGCATCTGCATCATTGAGGAGGTCATAGATTCCCTTCAGCATCTTTTTAGGTTTAGATTGGTGTACAGAATCAAATATGATTTCATCTTCGCCAAGCCACTTAGCAGCCCAACAAAGTACATACGAAGATTCCATTAGTTGATTGATTCCAACATTCTGTTGCCACAAGCCCCAGACGTGTGCCACATTAGGCGATGACTCTATATCAAGTAATAGAATTTTCATTTAGTGTTTCCTTGTTTTTTAGCTTTTTTACTTTTTACAGGAAAACTTGGAACTTTAGCGACATTAGCACAGCCTTCTAAGCAGTCAATATCACCGCATGGTGTCTTGCAAGCATAGATTTCTTTCCAGGCTTTATCAGCATCTTCTTTGTCAGCTTTATTAGTTAAACCATCGAGCATCTGTTGACGTAACTGTTTCATCTCTGCTGTGGCATATTCATTAAGCTGAAATACTTGACAATATGTATCCATCAACTTAGAACAAGTTAATTCAATAGCATATTGAACAGCCATAATATGATTCATTTGCTCATCTTCTGATAAAAGCTCAGGATGGTCATAAAATCTCCACATCATTGTGCCTACTTGGTCTTTAATAGCCCAAACATTCATAATGTCGGTTTCTAAATCAAATCTGTCTTTCATTTGCTTTCCTCACTAGGTCAATAAAATGTTCTAAATCTATTATGGCTAAAGGTTTACTTCTGTTTTGCTTAATTACTACTAAAGGCTCTGCACTACCATGTGTTGTTGCTTGCTCGTAAAACTTATATACTGCTATCTTTGCTAGGTTCTTACATTCAACGTTGTAGCCAAAGGCTTTTAATCCAGCTTCGGATAGTTGTACGTCTTCCCCTTGTGCTCCCATCGAGGTTGACTTCACGTCCCTTTCTGTTAGATGAGGAAACTTTTCCAATATCTTGTCCCTCACTACTTGCTGCAACAGTCGGCCTTTTTGCTTTGCTGAACTTGTTTTCATCTTTCCAGCCTATCGGAACAGGTTCGACAGGGGTGTCAGGATTGTTGACACCTTCAAGGACATTCCAAAGAGATTCCTTTTTAGCAAAGTTATTCCAAAGCCCTGCTTCTCGTCCGTAGGCTTCGATTTCCCAAGGCAGTTCAAAATAGTCCACTGCATCACTGTCGAAGGGTTTACCCTGCCATTGCGTTTGCTCTTCATTTAATTCCTCGTATACATATTGCTTGACATGCACAAACTCGTGTGCAAGAGTTTTTAAGATTTCTTTACCTGAGATATAGGGATGTAACTCAATTAAGAATTCCCTTGCTGCTCCTTTTGTGTTTCTTTTCTCAATACTACTGTATCCAAAAGCATCCAAATGCTTATTAAACTTAATAGATACCACAATATGTCTGAGGAGTTGTTTAGGGAATAATTGCTCAGCATAAAACTGAGAAGCTCGTTGAACATATTCATTAAACCTTTCGTCAGAATGACCGTGATTGGTAAGTAGTAAAATCATTTAGACCATCCCTGGTGGTTGCCAGATTTCTCCGACGGTTCTTCTAAGCCACAACAATCGACAGTTCTCGATAACTCGTTCTTCTGAGCCACCGTAAGCTTCGATACAAGCAAGATACATCTCTGCTCTACTCGTACAATTGGCGAGGATTTTGTCAGCCTTAACAGGGCCGATACCCTTGAGGCCAATGATGTTATCAACTCTGTCACCTGTTAGTACCTGTCTATAAAAGTTAAGGAGTGCTTCTGCTTCATTTACTTCGGTCATTTCTTTCTTAACAAAATTCCAATGCTTACCAGGAAGCTGTAGGAAGTCTTTATCAATACTAGCAATAACCGTTGTGTAGTTACTTTCAGTATGTGCTATCGCAATCGAATCATCTGCTTCTTCCCCTTCGGAGATTTTGAAGTCCCATGCTGAGACAAGATAGTCTCGAATAAACTGGAGATGCTTAGGCTTAGGTGCTGTGCGATTTCCTTTATACGGTGCAGTTCTTGCAATGTCATTTCTAAAATTCCCTGAGCCAGTGAGGTAGCCCTGGTAAGTCTCAGCATCGAGATCTTCCCAGAGCATAGACTCAATGAAGGTGGCAACTCGTGAGACAACAATCTTCTCGTTCTCTTCTTCAGTAGAGAAACCGATTCGATATCCGATAATGTCACCATCAATGAGGACGTGCATTATAGTACGTCGTCCATTAACTCATTAGCTGTTACAGCACCTGATCCATAAGGGATAAAGTCAGTAATAGTTAAACGGTTAAGTCCAACACCTGTACCATACTTGGCAGTGTACGCATGGTTATAGAAGCCTAATACTACCTTGGCTTTAGTACCGTTACCTACCAATGCACCTTGGAGGTCAAACTGTTTACCTTCAGGAGTCAACGGAATGATTTCTTTCGTAGACTTTCCAGTAACATAATTGCCTCGTGCGTCACCTTTGTTTTTAATCTTTACACCAAACTCTTCCAAAGCTGTTACGGCCTTGTCAGATAGATTGCAAACATCAGCTTGATACTTGTTTCCTTGCTCAGGCAAACGGTCTAAGAATGCCCAGTGAATCGTACCTTCTACGGTAATAGGTTTAAAATTACTCATATAAATCCTCTCTGTTAAGAACTACTATTATACCACAATTAATGACTTCCTGCCCAGTTTTCTGCCACACCATATTCAGCCCCGACTGGACAACGGAACTTCAATATTTCACCTGCCTGTGCAGCAGAGTGAACAACCACTTCTCCTACAATATCTCCGTATTCACGAGGAGTCTCGAGTTGAACTTCGTCGTGTACCCAGGCGACAAGCTTGTACGGAATCTTTTTGGCTCGAAGGTTCTTTGTGATTTGAACAAGCCACTGTTTACTGATGAT